CCTGAAGGGCTCTCGCCTGAGAGTACCATCTATGTCAAATAGGTTCATGTGTAGCATCTCCTATAATCTCACTATGTGGAATGTGAATTGCGTCACAGTTATCTATTGTCTGTTGAGTAGAATCCAGCGCCCTTAAACGATACCCCTATAGAGCTATAGACCTTATGCATAGGTGAATGGCAGAATGGGCATTCCAGATCATGAGGTTCAGTAATGCTCAGCCATTCCTCTATTCGTGCATTACTTTCACACTTTTCGTTATCACACTCGAACTCATAGGTTGGCATCTGGATCACTCTGACACATTCTGCAAACTTCAGTGAAGCTCCATGCCCCACACATATTGCATCTCATGGGCTCTAGTGTATCTCTATCACCCTGTAAATCCCCGTAACCTGCACGGAGCAATAGACCGATCAGATCACCTAATCGCATAAAGGCCAGATAATCTTGAGGATTACCTTCTCCTTGACCATTTAAGCGAGACACCACGATAGGCAAGTCATGGGACTTATCTGTTCGCTTAGTAACCTGATCGATCCACGCCTTAGGCTGGAACGCCGATCTAGCCTTAACCTCGACGTCGTATGGGACGCCTGTTATATCTTTTCCAGCCCCTCGACCGATATTCGCATGTGGCCACCAAGTCGATAGGTACTTAGCTACTACACGTTCAGTCGAGAATCCCCGGTATTTACGGCTTTGTGAGGCCATTGACCGCGTGACACTTTCTGCATGACCATGCTTTACTCTGTAAGTTCACTTTAATCTCTGATACAGGTATTGACTCATTGCATAGACAACACCTTGTCATCATTGTGAATTCTTCTAGTATTGCCTGGACTTCTTTAGATCGTGCGATCTCATCATCTGTTGGGAATGATTCCCATTCCCCATCTTGGTTCATGAACTGTAGTGATCCCATTACACTCTCGCCTTCTGGCGCTGCCATGCGCCCTCTTTGTTGATCTCATACCAGATTACATCTTCACCTTTAGGGCAACGAGTAAGTTCACCCGTCACAGCGTTAAGACACTTAAAGTGACCCCAAGACTTACCAGCGCCAGTCTGACCAGTCTTCCACACCATATCGCCATGAGGACACCGAGGGATATCCTTCTCGGTCTGGCCTCCAATGATCTCTTTCACCGTCGATACAGCTTCCCCCATTGTGGGCGGCATAGTCGCTGGCTTGATAGTCCAAGGGTCATCCTCCTTCACTACTGGAATGTACTCGCCAGATGTCTGAGCCATCTTAGCCTTTACTTCATCGATGCTAGCCTTTACTTCCCCGGCCTTGACAACTTTACTCATTTCTTCACGGCTAGGTCTTTTGCCTTTTGTCGCATAACCCGCCGTAGCCAATGCGCGGCCAATCGAGGACGTTTCTGCATTTTCAAGAGCAGAAGTAGCATTGACTCCACGACCCGATATCGTTTCTTCTGCGAGCCCAGTAGTCCAAGGGTGTTGATCAACTTCAGTTCGATAGACAAAAGCCTGTACGATATAGCGTCCATTAGCGAAATCGAGTAACTTAGTAAATATGCGACCATCTGGATAATCCTCCCAAAACGATTTAGCGTCCTTTTTATATCCTAAGCGCTTTTCTACTGGTTCGTAATCTTCTAGGTTAAACATATAACTCGTCCTCCTGTGTGTGTAGTGTTCCCATTATTGCACCGTAGGCGCAGAGATCGAGATAGGTATCGACCTTAGGACTTTCCATTGACCGTGCAAGCTTGACCAGTACCATAATTCCTGCGACCTGATAGTCCATGATTGGCACTTCGAGGTATGCGCTAAGTAGTCGTGCCGTTCGCTGCATATTGTCTGTCGGATGTCCATAGTCCATGCCACGATCTTGTATTGTTGCCTTTGCTTCTGTAAGGAAGTCACCTGCGTTCACACTTTTACCCTTTCCTTTGATGCGTAGTAAGCCCTGACAGCCTTACGGCCTTTTAGATAACCCACGCGAATGCCGACGATACGGCCTAGATGGAACCATAGTGCAGATAGCACGATAATCGCTACTGCATCCTGTAATGCTGAATCAAACATGATTGCCCTTTCTGTTGGTGTTAGGGCAATTCTGACAGATCGCTAGGCTAGGTCAATAGAATTTAGATAACGAAATGATAACGATTCTGCCTCGTCTATATGGTCATCAATCGACCTTGCGAGATCGTTATCGAGATCGTCCATAGCGCTTGCCTGAGACTACGAATGTCCCATCCTTCTCGATGTAGATAAGATCGACCTGTACATTCTTACCATCGACATACATGATGGCAAAGGCCTGTTGCCAGTTAGCCGACCCCTTTGTGTATGAGGCCTTGCTAAAGTCCATCAAATTGCCTACTTCGACCCCATGCAGGATACGCCCTATACGGCCTCCAGAGGCCTCTGAGAAGGACGATCTACCTGCTCTGTGAGTATGCCCTGAGATAACGCTCTTACCGTGCCTACGAGCCGCCTCAAGGGCTGAGAGACCCCCCTGTGACTTGATAGGGGTATGGTCTCCATGTACTGCGATCCAGCCCGGCGCGATGTTATATGGCTTTTTGTGGAAGGTAATCCCTAGCTCATCGAATCTCATGAACTTCTCAAACCTGAGTTCTGGCAAAGATAGGAATGATGGAATCTTTCTCATGATTTGATTGTAAAGGCGGTCTGTGTGATTAGACCTGATCGTCTGAGTTACCTGTAGATCGTAAAGTACCTGAACAGCCTCATCGCGATCATCTCCAAGCGTCTGTTCATAGGCTTCTGGCGTTCCCTCTGACCATTTTGAGATGGTGTTGAAGTCAATCTCATCTCCTATCGTGACTACCTCGTGCGGCTTAAACTTTGCTATAAATTGTGCTACATTTTTTACTGCGTGTCTATCATGAAATGGAACCTGTAAATCGCTAACGATTACAATTCGCTTCATTTAGTCCTCGTCATCATCCTCGTAGGGTAGGCGATCCACGCGGTCGGGAATCGATGGGAGAATCCAGTCAGGGTACGCATCTTTATCTACGATGATTGCTAGACACAGATCAACGGCGAACCCGGCACGACGTAAAGACTTATAGAACTCATGCATTGATATAGCATAAGCATCGAGAGCGTTGTAAGTGTCTAGGTCGATAACCTTCTTCTTAGCCATATTAAAATTATCGCTCTAAGAGTATGTTATATATCTCATCGACACGCGAGTGAAGTCTCTTTATTTCAGCCAATAGGTGAGTAATGACGAACCCAGATAGGCCACCGATTACTGCAAGGCTTGCAAAGTAAAGGGTAAAGAAATCTGTCTGACTCACTTTTTGCTCATACCGAATGAAGCGTCGCTAGGGTTAAGCCAGCGCAAGACTACTGGCGCTACGGCTGCTACCCCTGCCATTGCTAGAGTCTTAGGATCTGTAACTCCTGCCATGTATAGCGCTAAGGCAGCCGCTAAAAATGATCGAGCCCATGATGCTGCTAGTGATTTTGCTTGTTCCATTTATTCGCCTCCTAGTAACGGGATATTAAAGAAAGAGCCGTCTTGATCGCCTTGCTTAGTGAAAGAGATATGGCAATGGGCACGATGCGGATTGCTTCCAGTATACTTGCGCCAGCGCCAGCCCATGCGAGACGATGCAATTCGTCCGTCGAAGATAATGTAGGAGATTCGCTTCTCACCTGCCTTGGCTGCGAGTCGAAGCTGATCTGCAATATCGGGCATGAGGTCGGGCTTGCCTGACTTATGTACATCTCGATCGACATCGATCGCTCTAACAATCCCATTCTCGTCAGGATTATGGTCACTAGTAGGACGCGATTGATGCTTTCTATCACCGATCCATCCATCCGAACGCCTATCACGATCTGGGTAGGTGTCATCAAATTGCTCTCTGAGCTGTTGTCCAGCCTTGCACAGTACGGGCTTCATCCGAGTAGTAGAGCCGCTTCATCGGCTGTGATGCCTAGACGCTCAAGTAGTGCGGCCTTGTCGATAGCACGTTGAGCAGCGATAGCATCATCCTCGGCTTTCTGTGCGGCCGCTAGTTCAGCCTGTGCCGCTAGGTCTGCCACTTCTGCATCTGTTAGCTCGATCTCTAAGACGTCGCCTGTAGAGCAATTAACTTCGATTCGTGTTGGATTAGGCATTAGATACTCCATATAGGTAGGCGGATGAGTATTGAGCCCATGCCGCCGAAGCGTCAGGGGTTAAAGTTATTGACGTTATGGCTGCACTATTTGACCACAGGCCAGCCGATAATCTCATATAGATAGTGGTCGCATTTGTTTCCGTTACCGCATCAGATGAAAGCGATTTATTTGATGATCCAGCGTAGTTAGGGATATAAAATTCTCCATTGGAAAAAGTGCTTGCTGTTGCCGTAGCGCCCTCGTCTATTAACTCGATGTACGTAGACGAGCCAGAAACGCCAGAGGATGCAGCCGATCCACTTCCTTGAAGGTAACGGGTCGAATAGCCAGTAGTCGAACCGTTAAAAGTTACCTTGATAGTGTCGTAGATAAGAGCTCCTGTACCCCGTAAAGATGTTTTTAATACTAGATCGGTGTAGGTGCTAGGGATTGAGGTAAAAGTAAGTGCCGTAGCGCCTAAAACTCCTGCTACCTGAGCTGTGCCGATTTGAGTATATGTAGGCATTAGGCCGCCTTTATTCCGTAGAGAGTGAAGGTAGAGCCAGAAGTAAAGTTACCTGTTGAACAGGTCAAATCTAATCTGTTTATAGCCTCAGGAGTCTTGCGCCATAATCCTACAATTGCCGCAACGAATGATGACGCATTATTCCACCTAGCTAATATAGTTTTGAATGTAGTAGTGTTGGAATAATTAAAAATCTGTACTGTTTCGGTAATTGTTGCAGTGGTTGAAGTAGAAACTCCTAGCCCTATTGAAGATTGGTTTGAACTTCGATCACTACTGGCCGCCGATCCAGAGCCTAATAATCTAGTAATAGAGTAATTGCCCGCTGTGTCATTATTAAAAGTTAATAAGATCCCTGCCTGACTTACTGTTGATCCATTAAATATCAAAACTAAATCCGTATAGGTGCTAGGGATAGAAGTGAAAGTAATTACATTTTGAGAACCTGAGGCGGTAGCCTTGTCTATCTTGTCATAAGTTGATGGCATGATTACCCCTTAATTCCATAGAGTGCGAATGATGAGTATTGAGAGAAAAGAGTTCCTACTGTAGGACCAAGCGAGATAGAAGTGATAGCTGAAGTTGAGCGCCAGTTGCCAGAGCTAAAAGTAATCCAACCTCCCAAGCCGCCTACTGTTCCATTCAGGTCTACTCCCGAAAGCATCCTAGAAGTTTTATATTTGGAAGTCTCTGCATAGTCAAGAATGTCTATAACTGCTCCGCCAAAAGTTCCGCCTGTAGTTGTACCGATTGAACCTTCTCCGGCTTGAATAACACTCACCGATGAAGCGGCGCTAGCATTTGGAGTACCTGAGCCTTGCCCCACCAAAGTATGCCAAGAGTAGTTAGATCCTGAATCGCTATTGAATCTCATATTCATCTGGTCAATACCATAAGTGCCTCGATTGGTTTGAGCCAATATTCGAATCTGTAAATGTTTATAGGTTGCAGGGATTAAAGTAAAAGAGATGGAAGACTGTCCACCTGATCCGACCGTAAAGGTCTGAATCGACTCATAAGAGTTAAGGCTAGGCGCTGGCGCTAATAGCCCTACGATGTTATTAAGCATTACCCAATAGCCCCGAGGACGTACCAAGTATCTGTGGCAGTCTTCACGCAAGTGGCAGAGCGATTTTGTGCAAGGGTAGGAGAGGCTGCTACTGCGCCAGCAGAAAGAACTGTAGTCGTGCCAGATGTAACGGCTGAGATGGTGCAGAGCCCAGCGCCTTTGTTAAGGATAGTGATAACAGATCCGACAGGGATAGCCGCTGTAGCGTTGGTAGGGATCTTGAGGGCTACGGCTGTTCCCTTATTCATAGAGACTAGGACTTGATAGGAGTCCACGATAGCGACTGTGTAGTCATCGGTCTTATCGGCAATGACATCAAAGGTTACGAGGCCGTTATAGTCTGCCGCCGTAAAGATATCGCCTGTTGTCGCTGGAAAGCCTGTTGCCATTGTTTATCTCCTAGTATCCCATTATGGATTGTCCGATTATACCGTACGTTGAACTCCCGAGCACGAACCCTTCAACGATAGGCTCGAGCGTG